GACGATGACAAGGACTTCTCTGCACTCAGCGCTCGGGTGATCGAACTCGAGAAGCGTGAAGCAGAAGGTAACGCTCGCAATGTTGTCGAGAAGGCCATCGATGATGGCAAGTTGCTGCCCGCCCAGCGCGAGCAGTCGCTGAAGTTCGCGTTGCGTGATCCCGAGGGATTCACTGCATTCGTGGCCGCTCAGCCCAAGCTTCTCGACTTCGGTGAGCGTGGAACGTCGTCTGGTGACAGCGACAACGATGACGAGTTTGAGCCGACCAAGATGGAGCTTGAACTCGCCAAGCAGACGGGACTCTCCCGAGAGGAGATCATTGTCCAGAAGATGCGTGACGCGGGGCGTGAGCCTTCGACGCAGCTGCTTGAGGCTGCGTTCGGTAAGAAGGACTAATTCATGGAGGTGTTCGCGTAGAAATATAAGCATCAACCCCCGCCTGATGACGCGAACACCTCCACCAAAATCGTGAAGATGGAGTAACGACTCAATGGCTGCTTTGACTACTGATCGAGACACTAAGATCATCGCGAAGCCCTCTCTGAAGGGTTATCCGATGGCTGCAAACGATACCATCTACAAGGGTGGTCTTGTTTGTATCAACTCGTCTGGTTACGCTGTTCCTGCCGCTGACACCGCTGGTTTCAGTGGCGTGATTGGCGTCGCGGACGAGACTGTTGCGAGTCCTTCGACGGACAGTGACGGTGACAAGAAGATTCGTGTTCGTAGCGGTGAGATCTATGATTTCGCTGCTACGTCTATCACGCAGGCGATGCTCGGCACCGTCATGTACGTCGTCGATGACCAGACTTTCGACGATGCTGCAGGTGCTACGAACGAGATTGCTGCGGGTATTCTTGCGGAGTACGTCAGTTCTTCGCGAGGCAAGATTTTCATTCCGACTGGTGGAATGAACGTCGACATTCCGAACCTGTCTGTTGGCACGAACGACATCGTTGACGACGCAGTTACGGCTGCAAAGGTCGCTGACGGTGCTATCGACGCTGCCGCGAAGCTTGCTTCAGATGTGGTGACTACGGCGAAGATTCTTAACGCCAACGTCACCAACGCGAAGCTTGCAGCGGGTGGTCCTGGTTTCGTGACTGGTGAGGGTGGCGCAGTCACTCAGATCACAGACTCCACGACTGGGGTCACGTTGAACACGCGCACTGGTCAGATCACTACGGTGGCTCTGACTACTGCGGCTGCCGCTGAAGAGCGGTTTACGGTCACGAATTCAGAAGTCGATGCAAACGACATCATTGTCATTTCCAGCACGTACAACGGCGGTGGTACTCCTGCCTTCTCGGTTGTCAAGGTTGCTGCTGGCGCGTTCGACATCGTGATTACAAACCTTCATGCGTCTGCCGCGTTGGACGCTGTGGTGGTCATCAACTTCGCAGTCATCAAGGGTGTTGCTGCCTAAGTAGCACTTTCGTAGACAAGAGTACCCTGCGTGAAGACGTAGTAACCGGGGAGTAAGAAAGGTACACAGCAATGGCTGTTGTGAGTTCCGACTTCCTCGAAGGAGTCCTCACGCAGTTCCGAGCGCTGTACACCCGTGAGTTCAGTGCTGCACAGGCACTGCAGGGGTGGCAGCAGTTCGCGATGCGTCAGGATTCCGACGGTGAGCAGACCACTTACGAGTGGTTCGGCACCGTTCCGCGTATGGAGGATGTGTCGCACGATCAGGTCTCGCTACGCGGGCTTGACGAGTACAATTTCTCCATCGTCAACAAGGAGTTCCAGGCTGCGATCGAAGTCAGTCGTATGGCGCTTGAGCGCGATCGACTGAATCTCATCACTCCTCGAATTCAGCAGTTGGCTGGTGAAGCTGCTCGGCACCCCGGCCAGCTCATCTTCGAGCTGGTGGAGGACAATCCCGCAGCGTACGATGGTACGGCGTACTTCGCCAATACTCGTACGATTGGCGAGTCGTCCAACATCGACAACATTCTTGCTGGTAACGGCTCGACTGTTGCGAACATCCAGACGGATCTCGCGGAGGCTCGCGAAGCGATGCGACTGTTCGAAGACGACCGTGGTCGTCCGCTGAACCTCGTACCGAACGCGATCATGTGTCACCCGAATCTGGAACAGCCGATCTGGCAGGCGCTCAATGTCAACCAGGCTGGCAATCAGGACCGAAACGTTATTCCTGCAGGCACCAATGGTGTTCTGCAGGGTGCTGGTTACTCGGTCATCGTTAATCCGTACCTTACGGACACGAACGACTGGTACACGTTCCACATCGGTGGTCCGTCGATGCGCCCGTTCGTGTGGCAGGTGGAGAAGCAGCCGGTTCTTGAATCGGACACCAACCCCACTTCCCGCGAAAACATTCTGAAGAGGAAGTTCCTCTACAGCGTGTACGGTCGCTACAACGTTGGTGTGACTGATCCTCGCCTTGGGGTGAAGATCACGAACTCCTAACAAAATCCGCTAGTCCCTCCTGGGCTAGGAGAGTGGTGATGGCCTACGCTACCGTTGCAAACGTTCAGGGACGTATTGCACGTCATGTTCTGACGGCAAGCACGCCGGTGACGACTACCCAAGTCGGTGAATTCATCGATGATATTGATGCCGAAATTAACGGTGTTCTTATCAAGCTAGGGTACGCGGTGCCGGTGTCCGAACCCGCATGGTTCATGACGCGACTACGCGCTCTGAGCAGTGACGGCAGTGCGGCCATCACCCTCAAGTCTCTGTTTCCAGAGGCTACTGGACCTGGAGGATCGCCTGCGTACGCGTTCTACGACAAGCGGTATCGCGACGGTATCAAGATGTTGTTGGATGGTGCTCATCCGAAAGCGTCTTCTTCGGCAGTGGCTTCAACGTACTTTACGGAGAACCCCGACGAAGAAGCAACTCTCGGTGACCTTGCAGGTGCAAACCTGTTCAAGGTGTCGGAGCAGTACTAATGCCGGTACGTATTGTAGTCACTACTGTTGGCTCTCAGCGTATTGGACGCGCGCTCAGTGTTATCACTGAACGGGCATCTAATCTTGAGCCAGTCTTTAGAGTGATCGCTGATGCAATTCGTGAATCAATTGCTGATGAGATCTTCTCTGAAGGTCAGGGTCAATGGGAACCTCTTAGTGAACAATATGCAGCGGCGAAAGTTGCGCGATGGGGACCTCAACCGATGCTGATCGCATCGGGTCAACTGCTCAATTCGCTTACGGTGCAAGGTGCTCCAGGGCATGTTGAAGTGATTGAACCTGATCGTGTTCGCGTTGGATCAACGATTGAGTACTTGCGGTATCACCAATCGACTGGAGCACGCACGAGGATTCCGCGACGCGCACCAATTAATATTAGACCTGAAGAGCGTCAGCGCTGGATGACACTAATCGGAGATTACATCCGTGAGTCTCGCTGAAGAAGCAGTCACCGCGGTTAAGGACATATTCGAGGCTAATCTCGATACTGTTCTTACGGCAAGAGGTCTAACGAACGTCGGCAGTAATTATATTACTGGCGAGAAGTCGTTGGAAGAAATCTTGTCTACTCCGACTATTTACATCTTCGCTGACGAAACGCTCATTGAGGGCTGGCGTAAGAATCCTGGAGGACAGTGGGACGCTACGCACACATTAAGTATTGGAGTCGTTGTCGAAGACCTCGAATCCGATGCGTTGCGTACGAAACTCTATCAGTACACGAGAGCTATGATTGAAGTCATTGTGGATGCTTATCCAACAGATGGGTTCTGGCCTCGTGGACAATTCAGAATTCGGTACTCGCCAGTTCTTGCAAGACAGAGTCAATATCTTGGTGACGCAGCAATCACCTTGAGATTCCAAAAGGTGGAGGACCGATGACATTCCAAAGTGAATACGATCGGCCTCAAGTGACGGTGAAAACGTACGAGGTCAAGGTCATTAAGATTCGTCACGATCCCACATCTAAGGTGTGGTTAATGGGCGAAACCCTCCAGACGGGTGATCTTCCTGAATCAACAATCAAGACGTTTGTTGAGAGGGGTTATCTAAAGGAGGTGAAGAATGGCTAAGTACGGACAGAGCGATGTCTTCGTTCTGGTCGATGGCTATGATATCTCAGGAGATACTTTCGAGTTGACTCCTGAGATTGAAGCGCTTCTCGAACAGACTGACGGCTTCGGTGACTCGTGGGAAGAGCAAACTGCTGTAGGCGTAAAGCGTGCAACAGTGTCGCACAGGTCCTTCTACGATGATGCTGACGATGCTACATCTGATGCACTTGTTGGATCAGAAGGGACTGCACGAGTCTTCACTGCAGGTATTGAGGGTAATGCACAGGGGAAGAAGACCATTGCTTCAAATGGGATTCTTCAACGACGTGTTGCTCGAACTCCTGCTCGGGGCGAACTACATAAGATTAGCGCTGAGTACGAAGGCGCTAAGATGGAGGACGCTAAGATTATCCAGTCTCTGGCAGCAGAGAGTGGTGCAGGAGCAACATCTGACGGCAGTCATGACAATAGTGCTTCGTCAGCTAATGGGGGTACTGCGTATCTTCAAGCAACTGATCTTACGCTCGGCGGGTACACTAGTATCACGGTTGAGCTTGAGCACAGTGCTAATGATGCTACGTGGGTCACGTTAGTTGCATTCACTGCTGTGACTGCCGCACCGTTCGCAGAGGCAAAAGCAGTTGCTGGAACGATTGATCGGTACGTGCAAACGACCCTCACTCTGAACGGCGCTGGCTCAAGCGAGTCCATTACTTTGCTGACTGCTCTCGCAAGAGATTAGTTGACGAAGTAGACAAGAGAGGTTGACATGGCGAAATATGGTCAGGATGACCTTACTATCTCTGTTGGCGGAACTGCTATGTCCGCATACGTTGACACGATCAACGGTGCTGACATTGAAGCGCTTCTCCAGCAGTCAGACACGTTCGGTGATTCGTGGGTCGAACAGTTGTACACGGGCATCAAGCGTATGGAACCCATTACGCTTGAAGGCTTCTACGACGACACGGCTACGACTGGCCCGGATGTGAAGTTCGGCGCTGGAACGCTTGGCACGAGCGTTGAAGTCATCATTACGTGGGGTGCTTCGAAGACGACTACCGTCACGTGCATCATCAGTCGCTATGCTCGAACTCCGGCCCGTGGTGAACTGACGCGTTACAGCGTTACGCTCACGCCAAGCGGTGCAGCAGTCGAGGCTTAGTGGTGTGGACGTTGATTAGACTCGAGGTTTTTTCTGGAGAGCCTAAACCTCGAGTCTAACAACACCACAGTAAACAGTGAAGTTATTGTCGGACAATAACTTGAAGAAAAGGCCCAGGAGGAAACCCGTGATCACTAGTAATATCACTAACGACATTCAGATCCCACACGAGCCGGACACCACGATCACCATTCGAATGCTTTCGCATGGTGCGCTGAAGAAGGCTCGTGACAACCGACTGCGTGATCTTGCGCAGATGATCGGTGGTGTCGACTTCGGTTCCATCACCCGAGCGGATCGTGGTGAAGAGCGTGCTGAAGCCGATCCACTGGCTGGTTACGACATCACGACAGTGCTTCACAAGGGCATTAAGTCGTGGACGTATCCTGAGAAGTGTACTCCAGAGAACATCGATGAGTTGGACGACGTCACTGCAGAGTATGTCGCCAAGAAGATCATCGATCTGAGTCGACGGAGTGTTGCTGAGGGGGAAGACTCCGGCGAGCGTTAAGTTCTTGGATTCTCGGTAACACAAAAGAACCTCCAGATGAACTTTCAGAGGTTATTGTGTGGCACCGCCTCGGACTTAAGCTTGCCGAAACACCTGCTGACTTATCTAAGGTGCCAGCGCGATTCGTTGATGATTGGATGATTCTACTCTCTGGAATTGAAGACGCAGAAGAGTGGAGAGCCTTAGATGCCAAAAAGAAGTGATCC